CTAATGCAGAACGTATTCAACGTGAAGAAGAAGAACTTGCAGAGCTAATGGCTAAACAGCGTGGCGAAGGACAGGAAGAAGAAGCAGAGCAAGACGATGATCCTGTATCTGCTGAAGATAAATCCTTTAAGAAACGGTATGGTGATCTTCGTAGACATACCCAGCTAAAAGAAAATGAATTACAATCTCGTATCTCTGCACTAGAAAAACAACTGTCTAGTAGCACTAAGAGTGAAATTAAACTACCTAAGTCTGATCAAGACATTGAGGCTTGGGCTAAAGAATACCCTGATGTTGCAGCTATCATCGAAACTATTGCCATTAAGAAAGCACGTGAACAATCTGCTGACTTAGAGGAACGAGTTAAAGTTATTGATGAAATGAAAGCTAGTGCCACTAAAGAAAAAGCACAAGTTGAATTAATGCAGATGCACCCTGACTTTGATAAGATTCGTGAAGACGATGACTTTCATAACTGGGCTGAAGAACAACCTAAGTGGATTCAAGACGCATTATATGATAATGAAAATGATGCTCGTTCCGCTGCCCGTGCTATTGACCTGTATAAAGCAGATCGTGGCATCACTACAAAGAAACCTTCGTCTAATAAAGATGCCGCACGTTCTGTGAATACACGTTCTGAACGTAGCAGACCAAATGATAATGATTCTAAAGGACACATTCGTGAGTCACAAGTTTCTAAAATGTCTGCACAAGAGTACGAGAAACGTGCTGATGAGATCATGGACGCTATCCGTACAGGCAAATTTATTTACGATATATCTGGTAATGCTAGATAAAAGCTATTGACAACTGGTTTATACTATGTATAACTAGTAGTACAATAAAAGTGAGTAGCCCATATTTAGTATGCACCTACTCACTTTAAACTAAACCTCACTAAATTCGCAAATATCAATGGTCTTTTAGACTAACCTGATCCGTCATGGCCCGTATACGATAGTGTTGGCCGATACTATTTAAAGCGCACCCTAAGTACCATCAGCCTCTATACAAGTAATTGTATATTTGCATCTGTATTGAAAAGCATGGAGAAACAAAATGGCATTTCAATCCGCTAGTGGCTGGGGCAACTTGCCTAATGGCAACTTCTCACCAGTTATTTACAGCAAACAGGTGCAACTTGCATTCCGCAAAGCATCTATTGTTGAAGCTATCACTAACTCAGATTACTTTGGCGATATTGCCAACATGGGTGACTCTGTAAAAATCATCAAAGAGCCTGAAATTGCAGTTGCTGCATACAAACGTGGTACAACTATTGTTCCACAAGATATCATTGACGCAGATTTCTCGTTAACAATCGACAAAGCTAACTACTTTGCTTTCAAGGTTGATGATATCGAAGAGGCCCACTCGCATGTCAATTTCCAAAGCCTAGCTTCGGATCGTGCTGCGTATCGTTTGGCTGATCAGTTTGACCAAGATGTTCTTGGCTACTTGTCAGGTTACAAACAGTCTGCACTTCACGCAAGCCCAGATACTGTTAACACAACTGTTAATGGTACTAAAGCAAATTCTGCTGCTGGCTCTGATGAATTGCTTGCTGCTAACAAACTATCAGGCGATGACTTCAACGCTGGTGTAGACGGTCAGTCTATTGCCCTACTACCACGTACAGGCGGAGCTACTGCAGTTCCTTCTACTGCTGGTGAAGCAAACCCACTTCAATTGATTGCACGTATGGCCCGTAAATTGGACCAAGCTAACGTGTCAACTAATGGTCGTTGGTTGGTAATCGACCCAGTTATGATGGAAATCCTTCGTGATGAAGATTCTCGTCTATTGAACTCCGACTTCGGTGGTTCAGGTTTGCAAAACGGTATGGTATTGAACAACTTGCACGGCTTCCGTGTACACGTGTCCAATAACTTGCCAACAATCGGTACTGGTCCTGCTACCAATGCTGCTTCTAACGCCACTAACTTTGGTGTTATCGTAGCTGGTCATGACTCGTCGGTTGCTACTGCTGAGCAAATCAACAAGACAGAAACATATCGTGACCCTGACAGCTTTGCTGACATTGTTCGTGGTATGCACCTATACGGACGCAAGATCCTTCGTCCTGAAGCTATCGTTGTTGCTAAATACAACTTGGCATAATCCGCATGAGTGGGGCTGCTTTGGTGGCCCCCTCACCATTTTCGTAATGGATGTATAATGCAAATACTATCATGTGTCAATACTTTATATGATACCCTAATTATTGCACTAGACGACATCCATTCCGTAAATGACAACCTACAAGATAAAGCTTTTGAGTCTAAGTTAACATATTCAATAACAACAAAAGGAATGTTACATCCTTTACTTGTTTGTACAGATGAAGACTTTAATACTACAGACATAAGAAAGTTTGAACGAAGACCTGTGCCTGAAAAGATTAGCGAAACATATCGTTGCTTAATAGGTAATAACAGATACAAGTTAGCAAAAGCAAATGGCTACACTCACATTGAATGCTTAATAGTTAGCACCTTTGATGAAGTTAAAGTAGCCCATAACGCTACTCAAATAGAACCACGCAGGATGTAATACACATGGCTACTTACATTAATCTTGTTAATGAGATGCTTCGTAGACTTAATGAAGTAACTATTAACGAAGCAGATTTTAGTGCAGTACGTAACGTACAAGCACTAGCTAAAGATGCTATTAACTCCGCTACTCGTGAGATGTTACAGGAAGTACAAGAGTGGCCCTTTACACTAGTTACATATGAGCAAACTCTTACAGCTGGTTTATCAACCTATGCATTTCCTGCAGATTATTCTAGTGCTGATTGGGAAACATTCTATCTAAAGCGCTTAGTTGATAATTTCCCTAAGAACATGTCACTAATTACATATGATACATACATTAATAAGTACCGTCCTAAAGATGATGTATCTACACCTGCAATCCCTGAGTTGCTGTATATGACACAGGATAATAAATTTGGTGTCACTCCTGTTCCTGATGACTCATATGTAATTGAATACCGTTACTGGAAGTACCCTACAGACATGGTTAATGCTAATGACGAGTGCATTGTACCTGACCGCTTTAAGCATATAATAATTGACGGTGCTATGATCTACATTATGCGCTTTCGTTCTAATGATCAGCAAGCAGCCCTGCACCAACAGAAATTTGATGATGGCATTAAGATGATGCGTAGACTTGTGATGGACATTAAGCCTAATGTTACTTCTACAATCATTCAACGAAACTTCTTTGGAAGTGTCATAAGCAGTGCGTTATAAATCATGGCAGATAATCTAAGCACATTTGTTGCTGTGTCTGCAGGTGGCCTTGTCACTAACGTAGATCCACTAACACAAGCATCACAGTTAGCTGGTAGTGCTATCCGTATGATTAACTATGAGCCAGCACTGTCTGGTGGTTATCGTAGGATCAGTGGATATCAGAATGACTATGGTACTGTTACTGGTACTGGAGCTGTACTTGGTGTTCATGTTAATGGTAATCTACACAATGGTATTTTTGCATGTAGAAAACCTACTTCAGGATATA